TGAAGGAGCGATTACTAAGAATGGAAAACAACATTATAGTTTTTACGGTAGCCTTGCCTCTCATCCCGAGCTTGCTTCCGATAGCCGTTTCATTCGTTGTTCTTGTAAACAATGTATTGGTTGTCGTCTCGAAAATAGTAGACAGTGGGCTGTCCGTGCTGTTCACGAAGCCCGTTCTTCGTCTTCTGCTTATTTCGTTACTTGCACTTTTGACGATTATCATTTGCCACGTGATAAAAGTTTAAGTAAGAAATTTCATCAGACTTTCATGAAGAATCTTCGTCGTGAGTATGGCAATGGTATTCGCTTCCTTGGTTGTGGTGAATATGGTGATCTTCATGGTCGTCCCCATTATCATTATATTTTGTTTAATATTGATTTTGATGACAAAATTTTTCGCTTCCGTACAGACGGTTATAACACTTATACTTCTGCTCGCTTTGCCAAGATATGGAAATATGGTATGCATCTTATTGGTGAGTTTAGTTTTGATTCTGCTGCCTACGTCGCTCGCTATATAGTCAAAAAACAGACTGGCAAAGATGCTCCTGCTCACTATAAAGGCCGTACTCCCGAGTTTATGCTTGCATCCAATCGTCCTGGCATAGGCGGAAAATGGCTTGAAGAGCATGGTGAAGAGTGTTATGCTAACGATTATATTGTTATCAATGGTAGAAAGATGCGTCCTCCTCGTTATTACGATAAGAAATTCGATGAAACGCATCCTCACTGGATGGAGTTTATTCGCAATAACCGTATTGAGAGGATGCTGCATAACTTGGAGAACAATACTTTCGATCGATTGATTGATCGTTGTCGTGTTCAGGAAGGTAAGTATAAGCATTTTCTTGGAAGAAAACTTGACAAGGTATTGTGACTGTGTTATCATTAAGTCGGAAATGAGGTGATGCTTATTAGTGAGTTTAGAGCTGTTAGTAATTTCTGTTGTAAGCGTAATATTCCTTTTCGTTATTCTTTTCGTGGAAGTAAATATGCCGCTTACCGTCTTAAACCTGATGATTCTAAAGTTATTCGCCTTGATAATGACTATTATGTTATATCAGCTACGTTATATCTTATGATTCGTAGGTATTTAGTTGCACTTAGGAAAGGAGATGGTTCCGCTGAGACTTTATTCCATTTATGATTCCAAGGCTGAACAGTTCAGCCCTCCGCAGGTTTACCATAATGATATGCTTGCTTTGCGAGCTTTTGAGGGTATAGTTAACGATGATAAAATGCTTATTAAAAAATATCCTGAAGATTTTACTTTGTATTATGTTGGTAACCTTGGTGACAGCGACGGTCGCTATTACGTTGAGAATTGTGACGAGTCCCGTATTCCTGTCGTGGTTGGTCGCGCCATAGAATATGTGCAGCCTGTTGACAATAATTCTACTGAATGATAATCTAATAAAGAGCGTATCAGAAAAAGGACGATCTCACAGAGATCGCCCTTTTTTTATACGCCACGCCCGCCGCGTCTAGGCGCCTGCGAAAGGAGGTGAAACTATGAAATTTAAGACAGCTTATGATCCCGTAGAAGAACATGATCATTGCGGTATTGAGTTTACCATGCCCTCTCTTACCGTTCAGGATGAAAAGGATGAAACTGATATCAATTACATCGTAAATAAGTATGCAGACGGTCAGAAAGGTATCATGACTCTTGACCTCGGCGATAGTTCGCAATACGCTTATCTGCAGTTCGGAGATGCAACGCTTCCCGGTGACTACAGTACAGCTCTTGAGCTTGTGTCTGGAGTTCGTGAAGAATTCTACAGTTTACCCGCTTACGTTCGAGCTAAATTCGGTCACGATCCTATGAATTTCATCGACCAATTGAATGATCCTGCAACACTCGAATATCTCCAACAACAAGGTCTGTATGGTAGCGAATATACCTTTAATGAACCACAACAGTCTGTAAGTAGTAAACAAACACAAGAAAAAAGTAACACTTTAGAACAAAATAATGAAGAAACACAAAAATAGGCGTCACCGAGCCAGTTACTTACTTGATGTAACTGGCGTAGGTGACGCAAAAATAATCTAAAACCTAATAATAATTTGCTTTAGTTTAATTATTAGGTTTACACTTCGAAGAAGGTGAAATTTTGGCCCGAAAAAAAATAAGAGTTCGAGGACATCGCTTCAGCGATGCTCCTGCAATGTACATGAAAAGGACTAAGTTCGACCGTTCCCATGTTTATAAGACAACTTTTAATTCAGGCAAGCTTATACCTGTATTTATTGATGAGGTTTTGCCTGGCGATACTACCCGTATGTCTGTTAATTACTTCGCTCGTTTGGCTACTCCTATTAAGCCTATCATGGATAATATTTATCTGGACTGGTTTTTCTTTTTTGTACCAAACCGCCTCGTTTGGGAACACTGGCAGAGTTTCTGTTTTGAAAAGGAAGACCCTGATGACAGTACTGATTATGTCATCCCTACTATTACTGCTGCTGGTAACTCTGGTAATGCTTATATAGGCTCTCTTTGGGACTATTTCGGCTTGCCCGTGAATACGTCTGGTAATTTAGCTGGTATTAGCGCTCTTCCATTTCGTGGTGTTTACCTTATTTGGAATGAATGGTTTAGGGACGAAAACCTCCAGAAATCCGTCAAGATTCAGAAAGGCGATACCAACGAAGTATTGAACTCTACCCGATCTTCTGAACAGCCTTCTTGGGTTTTCACGTCAAATACCACTATTGTTCCCGGCTTAGCCTGTCCGCCTCGCGGTAAGCGTCATGATTACTTTACTTCTGCTCTTCCATGGACACAGAAAGGACCCGGCGTATCTGTAGGCCTTGCCGGTACCGCTCCCATAGTTGATCCTTCGCCTGTTGCAGGCTATTTCGTCTCTCAGTCTAATGCTGATTTAGGCGCTGCTCAGTTTTCTAAAGATGGCGGCGTTCATGATGTTTATACTGGAAATACTACTTTAGAATATCAAGGCGGTGGTTATAATGTTGCTATAGCTGGTCACTCTGTTAAGGGTCTCGGAAAAGCTACTGTTACTGCTAAGCCTGGTTCTTCTTGGCTTTCTAAAGGTTCTTATGCTAATCTTGATGATTCAAGTATATTTACCATTAACAGTCTTCGTACTGCCTTCCAAATGCAAAAGTTCTACGAACGTCTTGCTCGTGGTGGTAGCCGGTATACAGAAGTGCTTCGCTCTTTCTTTGGCGTAGTTTCTCCTGACGCCCGTCTTCAGCGTCCGGAATTTCTCGGCTCTTTCACTAAAATGGTTAACGTCAATCCAATAGCGCAGACTTCCGCAACTGACACTACCTCTCCTCAAGGCAATCTCTCTGCTTATGGTGTTACTGCCGCTAAGTTTCATGGTTTTACTAAATCTTTCGTTGAGCATGGCTATATTCTTGGTCTTGTATGTGCTCGTGCCGATCTTACTTATCAGCAAGGTATTAACAAAATGTGGCTTCGTTCTACTGTTTATGATTTCTACTGGCCTACATTTGCGCATCTTGGCGAACAGGCTATTGAACTTCGTGAGATCTATGCTCAGGGTACTGAAGCTGATACTACTGTTTTTGGCTATCAGGAACGCTATGCCGAATATCGCTATAAACCTTCGCAGATTACAGGCAAATTCCGTAGCTCTGTGGTTAATGGTTCTTTGGATAAGTGGCATTTGTCCCAGTTCTTTAAAAATGCTCCGACTCTCAACGAAGAGTTTATTGTTGAAAATCCGCCTATTGAGCGCATTGTCGCCGTTACTGATGAACCTGAATTCCTGCTTGATGTAGGTTTTCGCTATATCACTGTGCGTCCTATGCCTATGTTTGGCACGCCCGGCCTTGTTGATCATTTCTAAAAGGAGCTGGTTTCATGTCTTGGCTTTCTAATACTTTAGGCAGCGTCGCTGGTTCTGTTCTTGGATCTGTATTTCAGAATCATTACAATTCTGCTAATGCAGCACAAGCTAACGAGTGGAATGTTGAAAATTATAAACATCGTTATCAATGGGCTGTAGAAGATATGCGTAGAGCTGGTCTTAATCCTATTCTTGCTGCAACTAATGGTATAGGCGGTTCTATATCTGGAGCTTCAGCCGCTTCTGTAGGTATGAGTGATATTGGTTCTACCATGAATTCTGCTAAAGCCGCTAGTGCCGCTGAAAGGCAGGCTAAAAATGCCGAGCATCTTGCAATATCTCAAATCGATAAAAACGTCGCAGAAGCCGATTCTGTGCGTCAGAGCACCCATGGTACAGTTCTTCAGAATGGTATTCTTGCAAATGATTTGAATCTTCGTGAGCAGACTTATGGAAAACGTCTTGGTTACGAGCTTGAGAAGATGAATCTGGAGCTTGAAAACCTTCGGCTTCAGGGTTCTTACCTTAGCTCTGGAGTTTTGAATAATATTGCTTCTGCTAATCGTGCTAATTCTGCCGCTGCTTTTGATAATATCCAAACTGAAATGGCAGGTATGGAACGTGATTTCTATAAAAATATTGAAAGTCTTACGGGTGCTCCTAGATCTGTCGCTAGTGGTGTTGGCTCTACTGTCAAAAATGTTATAGGCTTCCTTGGAGGTCGCTATTTTGGAAGGAGATAGTTATATGTCTAATAAAACTACTATGATTCTTACTTTTATCGTTACCGTTGTTGTTCCCTTTATTCAGGAAGTTGTGGATCTAATTGAAGCTCTGAAAGGTAAAGCTTCTTCGAATACTGTTACTGCTAAAAAGGTTGCTTCGGACTTTCAATCTGATGTTGCGCAACTTGTTGAGCCAGTTGCTAATAAGAATGATTCTAAAAAAAATAGCCGTTTTTTCGGTTCTTGGAGGGATGCTAAATGAGGCGACGTCGCTTATCTAAACGAGGTTCTCGTCGTCTTTTCCGGCGTACCTCCAGATCTCGTCGCAGAAATTTTAAAAGAGTAGGACGAGGTGGATTTAGGATTTGACATTCTGACTTAATCCTGATACAATCGGTACAGGTGATTAATATGGTTTGTTACAATCCTATTCTTATGTACCCAGTTGGAGGAGCGATTAA